TCAATCTTGAAATAATTGCAAGAAGGCAAGCAAAAGCGAACTATCAGAACGCTGCGGCTAGTGCCCATCGTCTGCTGAACAATGCTAAAATTACGCGTCGGATGAATTTTTTGATGGACAAATTCTTTACTGACGAAGTGCTTGACCGCGAACTTTCCTATGTTGTGCGACAGCGTCGCGACCTGGGTTCCAAGACCCGCGCGATCAGTGAAGCCAACAAACTCAAGCAGCGCATTGAAGAAAAAAGCCGCGTGGTTCACGAATTCGATCTTGGTGACGTAATCGATCAAATGAATGAGAATTTCAACGCAGATGGTTCCCCAAAAATACCAAGTCCCGTTGGAACTCCAACAGGTGCTAGTACAGAAGCCGCTCAGGGTGAGCAACCTGTACAAGATCAAGGACAAAAATAGTCAGCAAGTCGTATTCAAGCGCAACCGTGCGCAGCGGGATTTCCACACTAACCGGACGAACCGAAACATAGTGTTGAAGTCGCGTCAGCTTGGCTTCACAACCGACGCTTGTATCGACTCCCTTGACGACACGATTTTCAATAAGAACTTTGACTCGTTGATTATTTCCTACGATAAGGAAACCACCGAGGACGCCTTCGACAACAAAGTGGACTATGCGTGGCAGAATCTTGACGAGAGAATCCGCAGCAAGGTCACGATTGAAACGGACACAAAGCGCAAACTCAAATTTGCCTTTCGTGACGGTTCTGCCAGCTCGATCGCTGTGCGCATGAGTGGTCGTGGTGGCACGCACCACCGGGTACACATTTCCGAGTTTGCAAAGATTTGCAAGCTGTACCCTAAAAAGGCCAAGGAGATCATCACCGGCACGTTGCAGTCGGTGCCGCTTCACGGTCGCATTGATATCGAGTCAACGGCTGAGGGTGAAGTTGGGTTTTTCCACGATATGTTCTGGGAGGCGTGGCTGCGCGGTGAGCCTACACTGCCAACCCAGTACAAGGCGCATTTTTACAACTGGACTTGGGATGATGAGGAGATTGCCAAGGCTCCGGTGATTGCCTTTGCCGACATGGACAGGGGGGCGTATTTTGAGGAGTACGCGGCCCGTCACAGCCTTTCGCAACACCTGATTTCGTACTACTACCTCAAGTGGTTGGAGGTGCAAAAGGACTTCGACCTATTGCAGCAGGAGTACCCAACCACACCAGAGGAGGCTTTCATTTCGTCTGGCAACAAGCTGATTTCACCTGAAACGATCAAGACCTATGAGCCGGGGTTGCAAGAGGGCCGTCGTGTTGACGATTGGATTATCTACTCGAACTATAACCCCAAGCACAACTACGGGCTGGGCGCTGATGTGGCGGAGGGCGTGGGTCGGGACTCGTGTACCATTGTGATTTGGGACTTTTCTACTCCCAAGCCGAGAATCGTGGCCGAGTATGCCAGCGACAAGATCGCACCGGACATTTTTGCGTATGAGATCAAGCGCGGTGGTGAGTGGTACGGGCGCTGTATCGCAGCCCCTGAGCGCAACAACCACGGCATGGCCACAATCACCAAGCTGAAAGAAATCTACCCACTGAATCGGATATACTCGGTCATGCGCATGGATGAGCGCACGCAGAAGGAAACGCTCAAGCTGGGTTGGGCCACCACTGCGGCGTCAAAGCCTAAAATGATGTATGATTTGGCCACTGCCATCGAGAATAACGAGGTCGATATCCCATCGCGCACGATACTCAACGAGGTCAGAACCTACGACAAGGATGATCTGAACGTGACCCGTTTCGATGAGGACAGCACGAATCACTGGGACAGGGTTATTGCCGCAGCAATCGGCTGGCAAATGAAGGCCCACGCTGAACCAATGGTCGTTGTTTCGAACAAGCGGTTGAGGGGCTTATAGCAAAAATATAGTAAAATCAGGGTAAAATAAACGCATATCGCTATGACAAAAAAGCCACTCCGCCTGATAAATGTCATCGGTAAAGTCAAGCTGTTTTTTTCCTTTGATCCGCTGTTTGAGCAGTGCGACTACTGCCGATGGCGCAAGGCCAGGCGAGTGATACAAGTTTTCACTGATGGCGGCTCCCGTAAATCTTCACCTGAAAAATATTGTGACAAATGCTATGCAGAAAGCAAAAATTGAGGACGAATTCGGAGAGTATTTTGTCCCAAAAGATCACAAGAATCGTCTAGTCGGCTACACACAACTTGAGCAGATATTCCTGGGGGATCACATCGCGGCATTCAACCCAAACCTGCCCGATGGCGCCATGTACATTCCGGAGCTTTTCGGCCAGCTTATTTCATTCACGTCTGCCGACCTTTTGTTTGGCCTTGAGCCGGTTTCAATCACCTCAACCGATGAAGTTGGAACAGAGTTTGTCGACACGTTCCGTGAAGCAAACCGTGATTTTGATACTCGCCTATTTGAAGCAGCCCTGTCCAACTCGTACTTTGGCGACATTGTTGTCGAGTTGAAACTGGTGGACGACAAGCCGGAAGTGATTTTCCACGACCCGCGCAATTGGGTATTCAAGCTGAACCCAGACGGAACTTTCCGTCAGCACGAGCTTTGCTTTATGGTCAAAGACGTTTCAGGTGAGCTGTACTTGCACAAGCGTATTCACCAAAAAGGTTTGATTATCAACGAATTGTGGAAGGTTACCAACCGTGACAAGACCAAGAAAACATTTGATGAAGGCAACCTGACTCGTGCCACGTTTGCCGATATCGGTATGGATGTGCAGGACGAGGAGCCGACTGGTGTCGATGATTTTCTCGTCAAGCAAATTCCGAATATGCGCCTACTCAACGGCGTGGCCGGTCTGTCTGACTATGTTGGAAAAAAGCAGCTCATGAACGCGTTGAACATGCTGACCAGCTTTGCGACCTATGTGCTCGAAAAGAACTCTGACCCTGCCATGGAAGTGCCAGAGGGTACGCTGAACGCTGATAGCGAGGTCTATCGTGAGGACTTTCGCGTATTCCAAACCAACGCCCAGACAAAGGGCATTCCACGCTACATCACTTGGGATGGCGGACTGACCAGCCTATTCGAGCAGCGTACCCATGTGATTGAAATGCTTGCCCTGTACAGTGAAATTTCACTCGGTCTGCTTGGCAAGGAAACCGGCGGCCCTATGCCGGAAGCCTACCGCACAGCCCGGTTGAAATACATGCGTACACTCATGAAAATGGCCCGCAAGCAACGATATTGGACTGAGGGGCTGCTTTGGGTCATGGAAACCTCCCAGAAGCTCACAGGGGTCAAGGACAGCTCTGTCAGTGATTTCAACATTCAATTCAGCGACGGCCTGCCGAACGATACCGTTGAGGAGCTTGAGGGCCGTATGCTTGAGCGCGACCTGAAAATCAAGTCGAATGAAACCATCGTCCGGGAAACATTGTCACAGCAAGGCTGGACACAAGAGCAGATCGAGGATGAGCTTGAGAAGATCAGGCTTGAAAAGTCTGCCAACACACCGCCCAACATGAGCACAGCGCCGGTGAATATCTTTGAACGATCAACAGAAGTAACCCAACCGGAAGATGGCGAACAGGGTCAAGCTGGTAATTCAGGATCGTAACGGTCAGATCATTGCCGAATTTTACGACAAGGCGGTCAACACTATTTTGAGCGCCTACGAAAACATCGACACTGAAAAAGACCTGTCCGTATTAAATGCCCAGATCAACGGCGCCCTTGATGAGTTGGATTTTGTCAGTGGTGAGTACGCCCGTGTGGCGATTCCAGATCAGTATGCCCGCGGCCTTGAGGAAGCTAGCAAGCTCCTGGACTTTGCTGGTGTGACCATCGCCGGGCCTGACGCAGAATTGCACAATACCGTTGTGCGGAATATGGCCAGTGAAACGGCCCTTGATTTTGCCCGTAATATCCAAGCCACGCGCGAAGGTGCCCGAAAGGCTATATCACAGGCCGAAAGGCTCAAAATACGCGCCACGCTCGCCTCAGATGCCCGTACGCGCGCGGGTATCGAGCAGGAGATCGTCGACTTATTCAAAAGCCAAGGGGTTCAGTCGTTGCTTGATCGTGGCGGTAAGACGTGGGCGCTTGATACATACGCCAAAATGCTTGTGGTGACGAAGGAGCGCGAGGCTTTCAATACCGGCGCAATCAACCGAGCGCTTGAGCTTGATATCGTGGTATTTCGTGTGACCTTCACCGGTTCCAAGCACCGCGAGTGCGCCTTATGGGAGGACAAGCTGGTATCAGTATCGGGCCAATTCGGGCTACCGCGCCTGTCTGACCTGTCGTCCCGTGGCCTGTTCCACCCCAATTGTCGGCACCGTGTCGTGCCAGACCCAGCCGCACAGCGGCAGCTAGAAGCCACTACATCGGAGGAGGCTGAAAACCCACTCGATCAATACAATGTCGAGGACGCAAAAACGTCGATGATTAAACGTGGTCTGACAAACGACCAGATCAGTGAAGCTATCACGGTGCTGGATGAGGTCGCGCGCACCGGTGGCGTAGTAGACAACGCTGCCAATGTGACAGTGTTTCACCGCACAAGCGCTGCGGCCAAGCAGTCGATATTGAACACGGGGCAACTCAAGGGAACTACTGAAAACGTCTTTTTTTCTACGAAATCAAGCGGGCTGGCAAACAAGTATGGCCGGGCCATTTTGAAATTTAAGATACCAGCAAACATGCTCAAGGTCAGCTCGATTTTCCCTGACGAGGTGCACTTGCGCATTCCTACGCTCACAAAAGGGGGGTCAATTGACCTGTCAAAATTCGTTGTTTGAGCAAAGAAACAAAGGAAAAGGGCTATAATGTAGGCGTAGGGCTTTGCCCACGCGTTCACTAAAGAACTCAAAAAGAACTTTATGCCAGAACCAACTGGACAAGAGGCAGCAGGGACTCAACCTCCCGCCGGTGAGGAAGCACCGAAACCAAACCAAGAAGGTGAAGGACAACACCTAGAAGAAAAACCAAAGGAAGGCGACAACGATCACAAAAGCCTGCTGGCTCAAAAAGAGCATTTCCGCTCCAAGTATGAGTCTGAGAAGGCAGTCCGTGAACAGTTGGAAGCTGACAGGAAAGCAGCCGAAGAAAAACAATTGGCCGAGAACCAGGAATGGCAGACTCTTGCTGAAAAGCGGGAGCAAGAACTCGTTGCATTGCGTCAACAGTCACAGACTGTGGCACTAAAAAACGCATTCATTGTCAAAATTTCCGAGCACAACCCAGTCAATATTGACGACGCATTCGCCCTAGCAAACCTTGCTGAGGTGAAGGTCGCAGAGGACGGGACGGTCGAGGGAATTGACGAAGCCATTAAGACCCTGGTTGAAGCAAAGCCGTTTTTGTTTGGTGGTTCTGGTTCCAAAAGCGTAAACGCCGAAGCAGGCGCCCAAGGTAAGGACGCAGCGGAAGGTGCCAGCAAGCGCGTATGGAAAGCGTCAGAAGTCAAAGGCATGCCCATTGAGGAGTACGCAAAACACTCCAAGGAAATCAGGGTAGCGCAACGCGACGGTCGATACTTAGAAAACGAATAATAGACAATTATGCCAAACAACCTAACCGCCCTAAATCCAGAGATTTGGGCAAAAGAGGTGTTACTTGCGCGCAATGTAGCGCAGGTGGTCGCTCCAACGGTCATGAAGCCAATGGAGAGCGAGATCGCCGAAGGTGACACCGTTCATTTCCCAGTGTACAGCGCACACACTGTTATCAACGCCGCTGATGATGGGACTGAAAACACTGCCAACGCTCGTACCGCCACGACCGTTGACCTATTGATTGACAAGCATAAGGCGGTGCCAGTTTTCTACTCCAAAAAGGAGTTGAAGCAGATGGCCAACTCCGCTACCTTTGAGGCAGCAGAGCAGGCGCAAATGGGCCAAGACCTGATGAATCAGATTGAAACTGACCTCATCACTGCTATGGTCAATGGTGCTAGTGGTACCACCTACGGCTCACAAGGCGGTGGCATGACTGACACTGTTATCAAAAACGTCGTTGAGGCGTTTGATACAGCCAAGGCACCAGCCGAGGATCGTTTCCTCCTGCTCCCAGTAGCCGGAAAGCGTGACCTCTTGGATATCGACAAGTTTGTGAAGATCAACGAAGGTGGACGCGGTGCAGAGGCATTGCTTCGCTTGTCAGAGGTTGCTCGCAACTTTCTCGGTGAATTCTATGGTTTGAATGTCATTTGGACTTCGAACATTTCGCTGAATGGCGCAACGCCAGCGGGTTACACCGCGCTGGCATACCACGGTTCTGCCGTTGGTCTGGCCCTACAGCAAGACGTTGAGATTGAAATCCAGCGTCGCGCCCTGAAACTTGGTACTGATGTTGCAGCCGACACCATTTATGGTGTGAAGGTGCTTCGTCAGACCGAAGTTTTCAAGGTCTTCATGTAAAGACTGGTCGTTGGAGGGCGGGGCTTCGGCTCCGTTCTCCACGTCCTGGCTATTTCGTGATACACTCCCAGTGTTCTTTCAAGGCTCAATCGAAAGATTGGGAATCAGAAGGCGCGGCTTCACTTCGGTGGAGCCTTAAGAGAACAAAAACGCTACAATGAAAATCCACTTTTTGGCACCAAAGAAGCGAGCGGAAGATGGCTACGGTAACAGTACCGCAGACCTGAAAAAAGCTCTGATTGCTCGTGGTGTTGAAATCAACGACAACGTACATGATCGCACAACCGATCATGATTTTGGTTTTGTCTACGGTTCCCCTGTTCACGCTGCCAACTTGAAGCCTGGAACCCCGTACGCTGTGCTGACGATGTGGGAAACGGAACAGCCGCCACAGGAATGGGCCAAATGGCTACATGGTGCGGCTGTAGTGCTGAATCCGACCGTCTGGGGCTGTAGGGTGTTTGAACGCGCGTATGGCCTCAAAAACGTGGTTCACTGCCCGCTGGGTTACAAGCAAGGGATTTTCACATACAAGTCACGATTAATGGACAGCATTCCATTCACCTTTTTGTCATACAACAGCGGCTTTGGCGCCGTCCGTAAAGGCTTCATTGAAACGGTCGAGGCGTTCAAAATGGCATTTGAAACAACTGAACCAGCGCGGCTGATTATCAAGTCAGCACGGCCAGACTTTTTTGAATCAACGGAAGCCAAGTTGCAGTGGTTACAAATGCGGCAGAAGGACGGTAAAGAGTACAAGAAAATCGAGTACATCGCTGATTCATGCACGCCTCAAGAGATCGCAGATCATTGCTACAACGCTGACGCTTTTGTTTTCCCAAGCAGGGGAGAGGGCTTTGGCCACACACCACTGGAAGCCATGGCCACCGGCTTGCCGTGCATTATCAGCAGCGGCCATGGCATGAGTGAGTATTTCAACCAGGACATACACTACACATTTGACACGCACCCAGAGCCGGCCCAGTACGACTACGGGGGTGATTATGGCGATTGGCTGGTTGCTGACGTGCCCAGCCTTGCGCGCGCCATGCGCCAGGTGTATGCTTTGAAAAATTCAGAAGGAACAGCTGGGAAAAAGGCCAGCGCACGAAGGGAATACGTCGCCAGGTCGCAGGCAGGTGCAGAATGGGCCAAGCAGTGGTCATACGAGCACACCGCCACCAAGCTCATTGCGGCAATGAAATTGCACTCCCCTACCCTATCGTAGGGGTCAATATGCCGGGGGAGTGGTCAAAAATCAATAAATAGGCACCTAACGATGGAGTAGGGGACTGTGCATGCAACGAAATGAAGGTATAGAAATCAGCGTCATTATACCCACGCACAACTGCGCGCAGTACCTTTTCAAGTCGGTGGAATCGTTGAAGAATCAGAACACGAAAAGGGCGGTCGAGATCATTGTTGTTGACGATGGCTCTGACCAGCTCAACCGGTATGGCAACCATGCGGTTGCAGAAATCTTTGACGTTGAGTACCTACCATACTCCCCTCACGCCAACGCG